ATTAACTTCAAACAAACACGCACACACAGTTAGCCCTACAATTAACTCAGGTGTAACTGTAACTGTGCCATCTGGTGCGATCCTTGTTATTCTCTAATTATGGCTTTAAACATTAACGGTACTACTGGTATTTCTGGGGTTGATGGAAGTGCAAGTAACCCTTCAATTCAAGGGACAGACGCAAATACTGGTATTGCTTTTGGAGCAGATATAGTTGATTTAGTTACTGGTGGAAATACTAGATTTAAAGTAGGTGCTGCTGGTCAATTTGGTGTAGCTGGTGCAAATTATGGCACTTCTGGTCAAGCTTTATTATCTCAAGGTGCGAGTGCTGCCCCACAATGGGGCGATTTAGCTGCTGGTGGAAAAATTTTACAAGTAAAACAAACAACAAAATCAAATACTTTTGAAACAAACTCTTCAAGCTATGTTGATATTCCAGATTTAAACGTAAGCATCACACCTGCAAGTACCAGTAATAAAATATTATTTATTTCTTCAGTAAACTTTGGTGCTAACACAACAGGACAGCATAACTTTTATATTGTGTTGAGAGATAGTACTCAAATAACATCCACTGCTCAATCCATAAGAAGTTCTGATACAGCAGTAATACAAAGTTATTCAACAATAATATTAGACTCTCCAAACAGTACATCCGCTTTAACTTACAAAATACAATGCAAACCAGAAAATTCTAATAGTGCTGTTGGTGTAAACAGAAATATAGGAAACACTCTTTATGGACAATCCACAATTTTGTGTATGGAGGTTTCAGCATGATGGATTTTGAAGCAATAAGAAAAGCATACCCATCTATTCGCACCTTAGATGATTCATTTGTTAATTATGGTCTAGATGATAGTGGTAATAAAGTTTCCATAGTACAATCAAAAGTTGACACCGCACGAAACACCCTAGACACTGAAGCTGCTGCTGTTAAATACAAAACCGATAGAACAACTGATGGTTCTACGATCTATGCTTCATTTGGAGATCAACTTGATATGTTGTACAAGGATATTCTCGCTGGTAAACTAGATACAACTGGAACGTGGGCAACCCACATTAAAGCAGTAAAAGACGCTAATCCAAAACCATGAGCAAGATAAAACTAAATGCAGCATCAGGAGGTGGATCAGTAAGCCTCGAAGCACCAACATCTACAACAGGTAACGCAAACGTTGAATTTAAATTACCAGTAGCTGATGGTTCTAGTGGTCAAGCCTTAACCACAAATGCTAGTGGTCAACTGGCTTTTGCTTCTGTTGCTGGAGGGAAAATAGGTCAGGTTTTATCAACAGCGAAAACTGACACCTTTAGTCGTAACAGCAGTTCCTTTGGAGATGTTACTGGAATTAGTGTAGATATTACCCCTGCTGCAACTACGAGCAAAGTTCTTGTTTTGGTTGATTTGAAAGTAGGTTGTGAACATGGTGATGGAGATTTTCATTTCAGACTTGTAAGAGATAGTACTGTTATTTATGCACGTAGTACTGCTGATAATAGAAAAAATGGATTTGCTGGAGTATCTAAATTTGCTCTTGATAATGCAGATGGTCAATCTACTATGGAAGTAGTTAATGCTATTTTTCTGGATTCACCAAGCACAACTTCTGCAACTACTTATAAAGTACAAGTAGCAAATGTGAGTGGTCGTTTGGTTTATATTAATAGACAAGGTTTAGATAGTAATGCAGTTAATATTCCAAGAGCAGCATCTTCAATAACAGTTATGGAGGTATTACAATAATGGCAGCTTTAGATCATGATGCAATAAGAAAGGCATATCCATTAATTGAAACTTTAGACGATTCATTTGTTGATTATGGATTAGACAAAGATGATAATAAAATATCTATAGAACAATCTAAAGTAGATGCAGCACGAACCACGTTAGATACTGAAGCTGCTGCGATGGCTTATCAATCGGTAAGAAAACCTTTATATCCAAGTTTGGGAGACTTTGCAGACGCTATGTACTGGAATAGTAAGGGAGATTCTAGTAAACTGACAGCATATTACGCTGCCTGTGAAAAGGTAAAAACCGACAACCCAAAACCTAATTAAAAATGTCAGAGATCAAGGTAAATTCAATAAAAGGCGTGGCAGCATCAAGCGCAGCTATAACAATAAATAATACTGATGGTACTTGTGCTGTAAACAATACTCAAAGACAAGGAATAAATTTGGTTACTAACGGAGCGATGAGAATTTCACAAAGGGGTACAAGTTTTTCCACTGTCTCTAATAATGAAACTACTATAGATCAATTTGCATTAACGCATCCTTATGGCTCTTCACAAATGTCAATTAGTCAATCGACAACTTCGCCTGATGGGTTTTCTAACAGTTATAAATTAGATGTAAATAGTGCTGATACAAGTATTGGCAGTGGTCAATATGTTGCAATAAGACATAGAATTGAGGCACAGAATTTGCAACAATTAGCTTTTGGTACAAGTAGTGCAAAATCTATTTCTCTAAGTTTTTATGTTAGGTCTAATGTTACTGGCACTTATGCTGTAAATATACAACAGACAGATAATAGTAAAAAACAAGTGAGTGCAACTTATACAATTAATAGTGCAGACACTTGGGAAAGAAAAACATTTACATTTCCAGGCGATACAAGTGGTGTGATAAACAACGATACTGGCGATG